TCTGCGGCGGCTCAAATAGCGGAGCGCTTCTTAAGTGCCGCAGTTGTGAGTACAAAAGACCTGCTGATGATGAGATTGCGCAGGCTGTTGGTTCGCCGTTGGATGAAGTTTATCTGGCAGATTTCCGTGCCGTCATTGCCGCTGATAGGGAGAAGAATAAATGAACCACACAATTAAACGCTTACTAATAATCGCAGCTATTGGGTTTACGTTAGGTTGGATTTGGGGAGAGTTATTCAAATGACACAAGACGAAATCATCCGCAGCCCGTTAGGGCGTGAGCAACTTGTTGCTTTGGCGCGGGAGGCTGGCTTTGAGTGCCACGAGTGGCGGCAGGATGAGGGTGTTGAAGTTATTGTCCACCAAGAAGGCCCAATTACAGAAAATCTTGAACGCTTCGCCGCCCGAGCCGCCTTCCTCGAACGCGAAGCTTGCACCACCCTCTGCGAAATCTACGCCAACCTGTCCGCCGAAGCCTGGAAGTCCTCCGAGTCTGATTTCGAAGACGGCCAAGCCAACGCCGCAGGGAACTGCGCTAACCTAATCCGACTAAGGAATCCAAAGTGAAACCCTCATACATCATCATCCCCCTCCTCACCGCCGCCCTCCTCTCCCGCTGCGGCCTCGCGCCCGCACAGACCCGCACCACCCACCTTTACACCAACGGCGGCACTCCCGCCGGTTACATCATCTCCACACCAAAGGCAGACTTCCTCTACACACCGGGCGGCGAACCAGCTGGATACACCGTGCGCGACAACCCACGCGACTACACCCCTCCGCCGCGCCAGTACATCCCCTCTCGCCTTGTCCCCGTTCAGCGCGTCAACCGTCAGGGTCGGCTCGTCACCGATTATTACCCGATGGAAGACATCCTCGAGGATTGAGATTACTTCGTTGACACGTTCGCATTATCGCATTATAATACGTTCATACATTAAATAACCCGACACCACGGAGGCTCACCATGCACCACCCCTCTTACCACCTCGTCGCCCCGGCCCTGGCCACACCGCTCCCAAAGCGATCGGCCATCCGCCTCCCCGACGGCACCTTCATCTCGTCACCCTGGACCACCCTCTCCGCCCTCCAGGCCCTTAACGCGGGCGGCTGGTTCAGCCCAACCATCCCATACGAATTCTCGGACCGCATCACCGCAGCCTACTGCCATCGTGCCGACGAATTCTTCCGCACCCTGCGTGAAACACTCAACCCCTCGGAGCCACAAGCATGACGCACCACACCCCGCCCCTAGGCCAGATCCGCTACGCCTACATCTCCCAAGTCCTTGGCGAGCATGGCGACGGGGGCCTCTCCCCCACCCTCCGCCTCGGCTTGATTCGCCAGGCCCTCCGCAGCCTATCCACAGCTCAGCTCGACCAGGTAAATGACCTCGTTCGCGCCGCCCGTCAAGCCCTCCCGGAGCCAGCCCATGCCTCGCAAGCCTAACCCCATCCCTTCCGTCGGCATCCACCTGATGCTGCCCGAAGACATACACACCAAGCTCTCCCTGTTCCTCCACTCCGACCTTGAAGGTCGCGTGCCGAAGGGGGCCTACCAGCGCCTCTTCATCGAACTAATCCAGCATCATTTCCATTCGGCCACCCTCGACCTTAGCCTCTACGGTTTCCCTACCGGCTACCACGTCCGAGGCCCCCGCGAAATGATCGCCGCCCTCGAATCCAAACTTAAAGGAGTCTAACCATGTCCGCACAATCCCCAGAAGTCCAGTCCAAGATTTCCATCTGGCGCCAGAAGGCCCTCGAAGGAACCCTCACCCTCGAGGAAATGAAGGAGGCCATCGTCATCCTCCGTGGCGGTCGTGTCTCTGCGGCCCACGCATCCGAAGGGGCGCGCCGCAAGACTGCCAAGGCTGCCATCCCCTCCGCCGATGACCTGCTCGCGGAGCTCGGACTATGACCGCCGCCCTCGACCTGTCCTGTGACCGTTGCCGCTGGGCTTTCGAGTCCGAGTGCCGCCGGTTTCCCCCGACCGCTACGATTGTGATGATACCGCAGAAGGTAGTTACATCCGCCGTGCCGTCGATGGTGCCTCAACCTCTCTCTACATTCCCCGCCGTCAGTTCCGATACCTACTGCGGTGAGTATAGCCCTCGACTTTCCTCATAACCTTTGTTTTTATGAGCGGCACCTGCCGCGATATGTACCGCACAGAAAGGCTCACACCATGTCAGATCGTCCACCGTTCCCCAAGATCCTTGATTCCACAATGATCGCATCTTTCCGCAGCTGCCCCTACCGTTTCTTCCGTGAGTATGTTCAGCACTGGAAACCCCAGGCTTCCTCCGTCCACCTCGTAGCCGGTGGCGCATACGCCAAGGGCCTGGAGACTACCCGTGAAGCTTACTACGCTGACGGCCTCTCTTCTGAAGACGCTATCGCCAAGGGCCTCCACGCTTTGCTCCTCGCTTACGGTGACTTCGAGTGCCCCGCCGACTCTGCAAAGTCTTGTGAACGTACAGCCGGTGCGTTCGAGTATTACTTCACACAGTATCCACTCGACACCGACCAAGCAATGCCAATCACTCTCCCCTCCGGAGACCGTGGTATCGAGTTCTCTTTCGCTGAACCCACTGATGCAACCCACCCAGTCTCCGGCGACCCTATCCTCTACGTTGGCCGCATGGATATGATCTGTAACTACGCCGGAGGCATCTTCGGCCTCGACGACAAGACCACTTCTTCCCTCGGCGCATCTTGGCCTAAGCAGTGGGATCTCCGCAGCCAGTTCACCGGCTACTGCTGGGGGGCTTCCCGTGCCAATCTCCCTCTCCAAGGATTCCTCGTCCGTGGCGTCTCCATCCTCAAGACCAAGTACGACACGATGCAAGCCATCACGTACCGCCCACAGTGGATGATTGATCGTTGGTACGAACAGCTACTCCGCGACATCGAACGCATGAAGGTTATGTGGGAGACTGGTGTGTGGGACTATTCTCTCGACCACGCTTGCACCGAATACTCCGGCTGTATCTTCCGCCAGCCCTGCCTGTCCGCAGACCCTATGCCCTGGATTGAAGGCTCCTTCACCCAGCGCGTCTGGAATCCACTGTCCCGCAAGGAGGAAGAAGTATGAAAGTCACACGCCTAGTTCTCGACCTACAAACCTACGGCTCTCTCAAGGGGACCTACACGGGTTACGTCCAGTTTGAAGGGGATCAATCCGAGGTCAAGATTCGCTTGACACCTGGGCAAGCATCTGATATACTTGCCTCTTGTTTCCTTGCCCTCTCGGGTCAAGCCGATTCCCTGTACTCCAACCTTCTCGCAGACTTGAAAGCCCTACCATGTCAGCTCCCCTAGCAACCTACACTTACTTCGACAACGGAAACCCTGTCGGAGAAGTCCTCGCAGATCGCGGCGTCTGGCGCTCACTCCAGGCTCTCCCCTCGTGGGTATTTTTCTGCCCTCAATGCGGGGAAATCTGGGGGCGGGCAGTCCGCACCGACCCTCCCGGTGAGACGCACTGGCTAGTAGTGCAGCGTCGTTGCACCGCCCACGGGGATGGTCAGATGCTGATCGGCCAAGACCTGAACGAATGTAACGCTACCATACTCAACCGCGAAGTCCTCGCACTCTTAGAAAGGTATCAAGATGTCTAATGTAATCGGCCCGAAGGTTATGATTGAAGGACCCTCCGGTACTGGCAAGACATACGCCCTCGGCAAGCTCGTCGATTGGGCTGCGGCCCAACCTACCCCCATCGAAGTCTTCTGCCTGTTCACGGAGAACGGTCTTGAAACTCTCCTTGGTTACTGGCGCGACCACGGCAAAGAAGTCCCGGCGAATCTCCATTACCACTCCACCCTCACCAAGCCTCTCGCCCTCGACCAGCTCCTCAAAGCTGCCGACAACGTAGGTAAGCTCTCTTACGAATCCATCACCAAGATGGTTGATGCTAATCGTGGCGGAGAGAACAATGCGTTCTACAAGATTCTTCAATCCTGCGCCGATTTCCCGGACGACCGCACCGGCAAGAAGTTCGGACCTATCGACCAGTTCGGTGTGGACAAGATCTTCGTAATCGACTCCCTCTCCGAGCTCGCCAACGCCGCTTTCAAGATGGTGATCGGCTCCAAGCCCACCGCCTCGATGCCTGACTATGGCGTAGCCCAGAACAACCTGATGAACTTCCTTCGCCTCTGCACCCAGGGCCTCCGCTGTACATTCATTATGACAGCGCACGTCGATCGCCAGCAAGACGAAATCACAGGCGGCATCAAGCTTATGACCAAGGCTATCGGCAAGGCAATGGCGAACGACATTCCTCAGCTATTCTCTGATGTAATCTACTGCGTCCGGGAGGGTACGAACTTCTATTGGGATACCGCAGCCGCTAACGTGGATGTCAAGACCCGCAACCTTCCCATCGCCGCCAAGCAATCCCCAGACTTCGCCATCATCATGGAGAAGTGGAAGAATCGGAACGCCGCCTAACCCTATACCAAGGGGTCGTGACTGACCCTTGCTATGCAACATCACACCAGTCACACATCTGTATCATTTCACTTTCACAAGGAGCACTACCATGTCTATGTTCGATCCCAACACCTTCCTCGACGCAACCCTCGACACCCCGACCGAGAAGCGCCCGCCACTGCCGGTTGGCGACTACACTGCAATCATCGGTGAAGTCAAAGCCCGCGCATGGCAAGGCAAGAAAGACCCGTCGAAGTCCGGCATCGCTTGGGACATCCCGCTCGCGCTGGAAATCCCCGCCGAAGTCCAACAAGATCTGGGCCTGAACCAGTCCAACCTGACGATCACCGACAGCATCATGCTGGACCTGACCGACGGTGGCACCCTCGACAACACCCCCGGCAAGAATCGTCGCCTCCGTGCATACCGCGAAGCCGTGGATATGAACAAGGCCGGTGATGTATTCTCTGCCCGCAAGATGCAGGGTTGTGTTGTTAAGGTCAAGCTGTCTCACGAAATGTGGGAAGACTCCATCATCGAGCGTATCGGTGGTGTTGTCAAAGCCTAACCTGTAGCACCCACGGGAGGGGGTTCGCCCCCTCTCACTTCTTCCCGAGGAAATTATGCGTATTATTATAGCCGATACCGAAACAACCGGCATCGAAGATTCTGAAGTTATCGAACTCGCCTTCATTGACTTGGATGAAAAACTCCAACTCTCGCCAGCCCCGATCTTCCACCAATTCTACACGCCGGCCAAGCCAATCACGCTTGGCGCACTCGCAGCCCATCACATCCTGCCATCCAAGCTCGTAGGCTACCCGGCCTCCATCAACGCCAAGCTTCCTGACAACACGGCTTACATCATCGGGCATAACATCGACTTCGACTGGAAGGTTCTCGGCAGCCCGAATGTCCGCCGCATCTGCACCCTCGCCCTAGCCCGCCGCGCATGGCCAGACCTAGATTCGTACACCCAATCCGCCCTGATGTATCACATCCACGGCGCAACCGAACAGACCCGCGACCGCTTGTCAGAAGCGCACAGCGCCGCTGCCGACATCCTATTTTGTCACGACATTCTCAAGGCTGTCTGTACCATCCTCGACATTCACAACATCGAGCAACTCTACGCCGCCTCCGAAGACGCTCGCATCCCTACCAAGATGCCGTTCGGCAAGCACAAGGGTGAGCCTATCGCGGATGTTCCCCGCAACTACGTTTTGTGGTATCGTCGTCAGGAAAATCCTGACCCCTTCCTACTCGAAGCCTTTAAGAGGGCCGGAAAATGAAACTGATTAACCTATCCTCCATCGTCATCCCGGACAATCGCCAGCGTCAGACCTTCGACCCTGCCGCCCTGAATGACTTGGCCGACTCCATCGAGCGTCTCGGGCTGATGCACCCGCCGGTCCTCCGCAAGGTGGGTGACACCTTCCACCTTGTCGCCGGTGAGCGTCGCTTCCGCGCAGTCTCCGACCTCCACGACCTCGGTCGCACCTTCACTTTCGAGGGCCAGCCCGTTCCGATGTCCGAGATTCCGTACACCCTTCTCGCAGACCTCTCCGAAATCGAGGCAATGGAAGCCGAGCTCGAGGAGAACATCCGTCGCGTGGACCTCTCGTGGCAGGAGAAAGCCCTTGCCACCTCCAACCTTGCCAAGCTCCGCACGGCCCAGGCAGCTGCGACAAACTCCCCTGCCCCGACAGTCGCAACGATCGCCAAGGAAGTCCGCGGTTCTTCCGAAGGTGCCTTCCAAGAGAACACCCGCAAGGAACTTATCATCGCCAACCACCTCCACGACCCGGATGTTCAAAATGCTAAGTCAATCAAAGAAGCTTTCAAAACCCTGCAACGCAAGGAAGAGGCTACAAAACGTGTGCAACTCGCTGAAGTTGTGGGCAAAACCTTCTCTGCGGAAATTCATCAGTGCCATAACGCCGACTCCCTCGCTTGGATGTCCGCGCAACCAGCCGACCAGTTCGATGTCATCCTTACCGACCCGCCCTACGGAATGGGAGCCGACGAGTTCGGAGACTCCGGTGGCCAGACCGGCGGTGCCCACTTCTATTCCGACGACCGCGACACAGCCCTGGCTTGCTACGAAACCCTCGCAGTCGAAGGGTATCGAATCGCCAAGCCCCTCGCCCACCTGTATGCCTTCTGCGACATCGACCTCTTCCCACAGATCCGAGAAACCCTCGCGTCCGCTGGGTGGCGGGTATTCCGTACCCCATTGATCTGGTTTAAGCCCGCAGCGTTCCGCGCCCCGTGGCCTGAGCACGGCCCCCAACGTAAGTACGAGTGTATTGTCTACGCCATCAAGGGAAATCGTCCTGTCAACGCTCTGGCCGGTGACGTTATAGAGTGCCCGCCGGATAAGAACCTCGGGCACAATGCCCAGAAACCTGTGGCCCTGTACCGCGAGCTTCTCCGTCGGTCTGTCCGCCCTGGTGACAAAGTCCTCGACCCGTTCTGCGGTTCCGGTCCTATCTTCCCTGCGGCGCACGAGTTCAAGGTTACTGCGGTTGGTGTGGAACTTGACCCCGCCGCCTACGGCCTGTCCGTAACACGCATCCAGAATCTCAAGACGGAAACCCAACTCGACCTCGAGGATCTATGAGAGTCGGCCAGTCCCGGATGGGTTCACTCCTTGAATCCCTTCTCAACATCCTGATCGGGTATGGTGTGGCAATCTTCGCACAGATCCTGATCTTCCCGTTGTTCGGGCTGGCCGTCTCCCTCTCAGAAAACCTGTTGATCGGGGGCTTATTCACCATAGTCTCCATCATCCGGTCTTACTGGGTGCGTCGCCTGTTCAACTACCTCCACCTCAACCAATACTTAAAATGAAAAGGAACTACAATGCCACGCATGGGAATGGGAATCGCCCCTTCGAAAGTGATGATCGTAGGCGAGTACTACGGGGAGCAAGACGAGCGCTCGGGCGAGCCCTTCATGGGCAACTCGGGAGCCGAACTCAACCGGATGCTGCACGAAGCCGGAATTCTTCGGACGGAGTGCTATCTCACTAACGTCGTCAACGCCCGTCCACTGAACAACGACATCGGCAACTGGATTGCTGCCAAGAAGAAAGACATCACGCACAATCACATTCAGTGGAACGGAAAGTACGTCCTCCCCATAGTAGCCCAAGGCGCCGCCCGCCTCGCTCGGGAGATCGAGATGGTCCAGCCCAACGTCATTATCGCGTTAGGAAATCTCGCCCTTTTCACCCTCACAGGTGCTTGGGGTGTGCTGAAGTGGCGTGGCTCCCAACTCAACGCCCACGCCGAGTTCGGCGGTCGTAAGGTCATCCCCTCCTACAACCCCTCCGCTGTCCTATACCAGTGGGAAAACCGCGCCTCTATGGTCCTGGACCTGAAGCGCGCCGCCAAGGAACGCGCTACACCGGAGTACTCGAATGTCCCCGCATGGAACTTTATTATCCGCCCGTCAGCAGATGTCGCTTATCGGACACTCCAGGATCTACTTGACAAAGTCGAATTGGGTGAGATTACATGGATCGACTTTGACTTGGAAACACGCGCCGGTCATATCGCGTGTGCAGGGATCTCGTGGTCGCTCTCGGATGCGATTTGCATCCCTCTTATGTGCGTCGAAGATAAGGCTGGATATTTCTCGGTCGAAGAAGAAGCCGTCATCGTACATCAGTTATATCGTCTGCTCACGCACCACAAAGTTAAAGTACGCGGTCAAAACCTACTATACGACGCCCAATACACGTACCGCCATTGGCACTTTGTTCCACGTGTGGTGCAGGATACAATGATCTCACATCACACTATGTTCGCCGGACTTCCAAAGCGTCTAGATTTCCAGGCCTCGGTGTATTGCGATCATTATGTCTACTGGAAAGATGATGGTAAAACATGGACACTGGATGTGGGAGAGGACCAACTCTGGTCTTACAACTGCCTCGACTGTGTTCGCACCCGTGAAGTTGGGGAAGTCGAACTCGCCTCCATCAAGGACCTCGACATGGAGGAGGTTGAGGCTTTCCAGCAAGCCCTCTTCTGGCCGGTGCTCCGCGCCATGCAACTCGGCGTCCGCATCGACGTGAAGCAGCGCCAACTCCTCGCAATGCAACTCCAAGAGGAACTTGCCCGCCGCGAAGAATTCTTCATCGAAGTCCTCGGCCACCCGCTCAACCCACGATCTTCAGCGCAGATGGCCAAGCTCTTCTACAACGACCTCGGCATACCGCCTATCTACTCCCGTGCCAAGAAGGGTATCCCCGCCCACGTAACTTGTGACGAGGAAGCCCTTCTCAAGATCAAACAGAAAGAACCACTCGTTGCACCTATCGTTGACGTGATCCTCCAGTACCGTCAGATCGGTGTGTTCCTATCTACTTTCGTAACCATGCCACTCGATCAGGACAATCGTATGCGCTGTTCGTACAACATTTGCGGAACTGAAACCTATCGTTTCTCTTCTTCAAAGAACGCCTTCGGTTCCGGCGGCAATCTTCAAAACCTTCCTAAGGGAGACGAGTAATGTCATCTGCAATTATGGAGCGCTTCAAGCTCCCCAACATCCGCTCTCTCTTCATCCCAGATCCTGGCTACACAATGTTCGACTCCGACCTTGATCGCGCCGACCTTCAGGTAGTGGCCTGGGAAGCTGGCGACCAAGTTCTTAAGGACGCACTGAAGACTGGCGTGGACATGCACATCCTGAACGCTTACGCTATCACCGGTCAGGAACCGCCCGACCTTTCCTGGCTCGTCGAGTCTCACGCCGAGTACCCCCGCATCCGTTCCCTCATGGAGAAGGGCCGAAAGCTCGCCAAGGCTTGGTGTCACGGCACAAACTACGGCGGCTCCCCCCGCACAATGGCAGTGGCCGCTGGCATCACCGTCCGCGAATCCGAACAAGCCCAGAAGCGTTACTTCGGCCTGTACCCCGGCATCCTCGAATGGCACAAACGCACCGAGCATCAACTCCATTCTAAGCGTTTCGTGTTCAATCAGTTCGGCTACCGTCGTTACTACTTCGACCGCATCGACAAGCTTCTCCCCGAAGCCCTCGCCTGGATTCCACAGTCCACCGTAGCTAACTACATCGACAAGGTGTGGCTGAACATCTACGAAAACATACCCGAAGTTCAGATCCTTCTCCAGGTCCACGATTCCCTCGTCGGCCAGTACCCAACTCACAAGGAAACCCACTGCAAGCAGCGAATTCTCGAAGAGGCGAAGAAGGTAGTCATCCCTTACCCTGACCCTCTTATCATCCCTCTCGGTATTAAAACCTCAACCAAGTCCTGGGGAGACGTAGCATAATGTCCCGCCGTTTGAAAGACTGGATTTCCACCTACGTGGAGTACGCCTGTCACACTGAAGCCCCTCAACTCATGCACTGGTGGGCTGCGGTATGGGCCATCGCCGGTTGCCTCCGGAAGAAAGTCTGGCTCGACCAGATCGCCTTCCGTTGGTCGCCTTCCTTCTACATCATTTTCGTGGCACCTCCGGGAATCGTATCCAAGTCCACCACCGCTGGCATGGCGGACAAGCTCATTCGCCAAGTTCCAGGTATCAAGTTCGGCCCCGATGTTGTGACATGGCCAGCGCTCGTAACCTCCTTTGCGGCTTCATGCGAAGCGTTCGAGTACGACGGTGAGTTCCACCCAATGTCAGCCCTCAACCTGATCGCTTCCGAACTCGGGAATCTTGTTGACCCCTACGACAAAGGTATGATTAACCTCCTAATTGACCTGTGGGACGGGCGTAAGACTCTGGAGAAGCAAACCAAGATGTCGGGGAATGATCTGGTGGAAGGCCCTTGGATCAACCTCCTCGGTTGCACCACACCTCACTGGATTGCTGACAATATGCCGTCGGCTACCGTGGGTGGTGGCTTCACTTCCCGTTGCGTCTTCGTGTATGCCGAGCAGAAGGAACGCTTCATCGCGTACCCGAAGTACCACTTCCCTGCCAACACAGCACAGACCCAGGCCGATCTACTCCACGACCTCGAACACATTGCAACCAAGCTTTGTGGGGAGTATGAACTCACACCCGAAGCTCGCGCATGGGGCGAAGCGTGGTACACGAATCACTGGAATGAAGATGCTGGCCAAGCTGAGGATGACCGCATGGACGGCTACATGGCACGGAAGCAAACCCACATGCACAAGCTCGCGATGGTTCTCGCCGCCTCCTGCCGTGACGAACTTATAATCACCGAGGGCGACCTCCAGCATGCCGAGCGTATGCTAACCGCAACCGAGGGTGACCTTGCAAAAGTCTTCTCCCGCATTGGCAAGTCCGAGGAGTCCATGCAAGCCGACCGCTTCATCGCCTACATCAAGAAGCGTGGCGCCTGCACCTACGAAGATGCCTACCGTATGATTCATTCCTACTTCCCCGACTTCCGCGAGTTCGAGGGCGTCCTCTCCGGCGCCATTCGCTCCGGACAACTTAACCTTGAACAGCGTGGCGACAAGTTCTGGCTTGTGGCTTGCGATTAACCGAACGGATTATATCATGGATAACTCGCCCGTAAAATCTCGTCGTTTCTCTATCCTACGCGCCATCACGGAGGACCTCGGGTACTGCTGCCCGTGGTTCTTTTTCTCCCGCTTCAAGCGGACCGGACTGATTGCAGCTCGCTTAGGTGTCGAGCCCCGCTCAGTCCGGGTTCACAAGTCCGAAGCCCTAAATAATGGATGTTGCCAGGGCAAACCAAACTGTATGAAGAAGTATCTCAGACTACGGAGGATTTCTCCGCTCTCCGATGGTCAATAATCTTTTCCAGTGTCCTACCGCCAAAGTAGAAACTCATAATCAGCATACCCCACTGACCTAGCAATTCCACATACGCTGAATTAGTCTCCTTCCCTAGCATCGACATGAACGCAAAAAAGAAATACCCACCTAAGATAGCAATCAGCGTCAGAGGCCGGATGTTCTTGGCGAGCCAGCTATCGCTCCCCATGTCCGCCTCTGCGCGCTTCGTCACTTCCTGCATTTCCGTCATGTCGGCCTGGAGGTCGGCCAACTTCCCTTCCTGCGCCAGTCTCGTCAGCTCGAGCTGCGCTTGACTTTTTGCCTGTGGATCTGGTATCACCTTGTCAATGATCTTCAGGCCTGTTGCAATGATGTCGTCTAAACCTATCATGTTTATTTCCTTGTTATACGTGCGGGGATAGGACGCGTCAAAAAAGATGGGGTAATACCATCACCCCACCCCAATCAAACAAATGGCGCGTACCCCCCGCCATTCAACGCGACGAGGGTATCCCGCCGCATGGCCGGGGCGAATGACACATGAACCCACGTCCCCTCGTGGATGATCTGATCATAGTCAATCTTTGAACCCGCAATAGCCCGCACAATTTCTTCGGGTGTGCCGAACTTCGGGGCGATGAAGTCCAGCGCATACCCCTTGGTGTGGGCCGACCGTTGACTCCCGCCGACGGCAGCGTTTACCGCAGGGGAGCGGTAGCCAGAGGAGACCGACATCGGAGCGCCCAGGAACTCCCGCACCGCATCGGCTGCGTGGCAGGTTAAGGAAAGGTTCGTCAGGACATCTTCCGGAGGGGTATTATCTAGACCCTTTCGGGCAGCCGTCTGACTGGCGACAACTTCCTCCAGGGTGAAATACTTTGATAGCTGGGTCACGAGAGTTGCTCCAGTTTGAAAAGGTTAGACAAGCACAGTGCGGAAAGGTTGTCGATCAGGTTTTCTATTCCGCACACTCCGCCGGAGAGGGATTCCCGTTCCGATTCGAGAAATGCAGCCAGCTCTTTCAACTGGTCGCAGACGGGAGCGGAGTTTGGTTTGAGCGGGACGCGCCCGAACGTGGTGAAGTTACCGCGATACGCTTCCACTATACTATCAAGCGAGTCCACCAGACTTTCGTACAAGTCGCCAAGGACTGTGTGGTGATACCCAGACTTGGTAGTCCAGTGCTCCAGGTGCGTCGCATCCCGCAGGGCAAAAACTTGAGAAATTAGTTGCTCTATCATACAGTTGTTTCCTGCGCAGCTTGCTCACGTAAAACACGGATAAGATCTTCCACAGCTTGGCTTGTAGCAAAACCAAGGCGGAAGATAGGGCCGTTAGGGTCTTCCTTCAGTTCATATTGATACCGTTCTTTTACTTCTTGCGTGTTGATATCCACATTCTCTACCACTTTATGTGTAGCATCTTCCACACCAATTTCGTCAGCATCGAGTTTTGCCACAACGACCCAGGTATCTTTAAAGTTCAAAATGTCTTGCAGGTATTCCGCCAGTTCTTTCGGGTGCGAAAGTTTCAGGTTGTTTACGTCATCCATAGTGGCTATGTGGCGCGGAAAGTTTAACATACTAACACTCCTTTAATTTCATTTATCAAAAGTTTTTTGCGAAGGTTATAGGAATTACACCATTGCAACCAACCTTCAGTAGATGCAATGGAAGAACGACATTCTTCAAAAGTCATTTTACACTTAATAAACTTTTGAACAATACCTTTCATGCGGAGTTTTACACGTTTGACGGTAGACTTTCTGAGGAGTGTTTTGCGTGGGAAGTGTCTGTATCCTAAAAAATCCACACCTTGAGCTGTAGGAAAAACCGCCCAATGGGAGAATTGTAAATGAAGTTTTTCTTGCAGGAATACTGCTAAATTTCTTTGAATATCATGCAATAAATTTTTGTCATCTGAAAACAGTACAAAATCATCACAATATCTTATATAGGCTGGTATTTTGTAATGATGTTTTACACGTAAGTCAACTTCATTCATATAAAGATTTCCGAGCCATTGACTTGTATAGTTTCCAATAGGTGTGTTATGCCCGCCGGGGTAAGATCGTATTATATTTTCAAGTAAGTCTAAGGTTCGTTTACATTTTATTTTGCGCTTGACTATTTCAAAAATAATGTCATGGTTAATAGAGGGGTAAAATTTTTTAATATCAGCTTTGAGACAGTACTTATAACGCCTCACGTATTGAGAAGTTTTCTTACACGCTTCGTGCATACCTTTACCTTTACGGCACGCATATGAATCATGTATCATAAGCTTATCCCAGATAGGAGAAACAATCTGTAATAAGGCGTGTTGAACTATACGATCTGGATAAAATGGAAGTTTGTAAATCTCCCGCATTTTAGGTTCATATATAGTTTTAGCTTTATATTTTGATGTGGTGAATTTTCCGGTTTCTAGAAGTTTTTGAAGCATCAGGAGGTTGTGGGCTTCGTTCAGTTCAAATAATCTGACCGATAATTGCCAACCCTTACCTTTACGGGCCTTCTTAAAGGCTAACTGTAAATTATCGGGATGAACAATTTTTTCCCACAAACCTCCGTGACGTTTCATTTATCTTTCGCCTGACGTTCAGTTAAATTACTAGCCAGGAAAAAGCGGCCGCTGTGTGTTTTGCTGTCCGCGCTTTCACGCTTCGCAACAAGGTATAGAGACCAGCCAGAGGGCCGTGTGGCTTGCGGCAATAGTACGACTTCTCTGTATCCGTGGCGCTGCGTGCCGAATTGTTGGAATTCAGATTGAGTGGCGAATTATTCCAATTCGAGCTGCGTGACCTGCAATTCACACTGTTGCTCCAATTACTGCCTAAGATCCTGTGTGACATCTCTATACCCTTCCGTCTTACAACGAAACCTTAACTAAAACGAGAGCGGGAGGGCTCCGCGGCGCCGCGCGCCGAATTGCTGGAACTCAGAACGAGCGGCGAATCAATCCAAAGCGAGCCGCGCGACCCGCAACGCACACCGTCGCTCCACATACCGCCCAAGATCCCGCGATAAGGCGCTTGATATTGCTGCCCCCCGACGCCAGAGTCGTTTCCGTCATAGGCGTTTGTAAAAGAAGCTGACGTCATATTACCACCAGTGTCCCGACACCACTGCCACATAACACCACAAGCATCTTCCATACCTTCACTAGAAAGCATGCGGCGACCTGCTGTGTCGGAATGACCGCCGGTAGTCCCAGGGTTTGCAGATCCTGCAATGTTCGTACTTTGGTTTGACCTTAACGAAGCGGCTACAAACTCAAGCTGACTAATTGTTTTCATACCTTGGGTAGCAAACCATTGCTCGAACTTGTAGCAATGGAATGCGGGACTTGTCGTGCCTGTAGCGATAGTTCCGCCATACACCGATACCAGTGTTGAACCTGACACAGAAGGTAAGTAAATGTCAACCCACATTCCGCACGATGACAGGAACGTACCTTCCTGACGAGCTGACGAATGGTTGAATTTATCCCAAACAGTGCGGGGAATAATATCGCCTGCAACATAACCAGACAGAGCATTTCCGGAAATTGTACCAGCTGCGACGCACAAGCAGTGGAAACCACCAACTTTGCGGGTATTGCTGGCACTGTAACCTGTAGGGTATGTGGAATTTGCAGAAAAGATTACACCACCAGTTTGCTTCAGGTAAATGTAAAAGTCCTTGCCAGCGCGGTTTGCTGCCGTAGCATATGTCGAGTTATCCCAGTTACCGGCAGTATTTACAGACAGCGCTTGGGCGGGTGCAAAAGCTGGAATTTCGGTTACAATGCCGTACACAGCAGGACAGTTTACAGTTGTTTGACTGCCGGTAAATAGTGCCGATTGGTCGAGGAACGTAGGGGACTGACACGCAAACAGGTTCAACGAAGCGGCGGTAGCACGCAATTCTACCTTATCTCCTGCGTTCCAGGCTAATGCAGTTGTACCTTCTTGCGCCCTTACAATCGTAAAAGTGTCGGACGAGCGTGCTGTAACTAGCACGATTTCAAGGAAGCCTGACACATTAGCCAATGTGCAATAGAATTGTTCCCCAGTCCCTAACGCCGGAAACAAAGCACCGGCGCCGGATTGTACCGTTAGAGATGTAGCTCCGGCGGAAATACCAGTGGCTAAAGTACTTGCCGCATTATTAGTAAATTTGTTGCCCATGATTACCCCTATCAACCTGCGGTGATAGTCCAGTTGATAGTCAGTGAATCTGCCGCACCCTTGTTGACAACAGAGAATACAACACGTGACATCATCGTACCACCAGAACTGTTGTTAAAAATACCGGCTTCGGTAATAGCTCCTGTACCCACACCAGCAGCATAAGTAGTAGATAAGTTTACTACGTTTGCAGCAACCGAACTAGTACTAAAAGCTTGACGTACCAGTTCTGTCTGAAGCGTTGTGTCCCCATTCGCTGCGGCAGTGGTGCCAGTACCAATAGCCATGTGTGTGAACGGGGAACTACTGCTGTAGAGGATTGCGTTGGCTACAAAGTTTTTACCAACTTGAACGATCAGATTTTTGAAGTCGTGTATTTCTTTAACCTGCCCGTCAGGGCCAGTAACAGTAACAGTCAAGTCACCGCGGAGTGCGAAAAGTTCTTTCATAAGTTATCCTAAAATAGTGGTATTGACAGCCGCGCCATCGACAACATTACGGCTTTGAATTGTCGTGGTAACGGATTCAAAAATCCCCAAAGATTCGGGGAGGGCTTTGGTACTACTAACTATTTTGGTTTCAGAGACACCAAGCGACTCTTGTGTTCGTTCTACATCTTGCAGGTAAACGGTTTCTCCCAAAGTAAAAGCTTCAGCAAGATTACGGACAATGGTTTTTGCAAGGGCTTCGGAAAGTGTGGAAACTTCTGCAAAACCTTTACCCGAAATAAGAAGCACCGATTCCAAAACAGTAAGTAGTTCTGGGTTATTAGCTAATGGAGTCGTTCCATTAACAGGAACTAAGTCAAGTGTGGCTCCATTAACAAGCCCATCGGCAGGAATAACCACCATCGGAACTGTTTTGGTAAAATTTACGACAGAGGTCTCTACAAGCTGCGCAGGTTCGGACAGTCCTTTAGAAGAGCTGGCAGAAAGAGTCTCGGTAAAATTAAGGCTTTCAGAAAAACTACGGCCAATGGTTACCAAAAAGCTTTCGGTAAAAACAAACCTTTCAAAATCAGGCGGCAAAGCCGGGGCGCCGTTCACGGAAAATCCGTTAACTTCTTGAGCGTTTATTGCCCCACTACCAAGGCCAATATCATTTATCTGCTTGATAAAAAACTTGGCCGCAAGTTCAAGTAACGGAACTTGATCGTTCGGATACTCTGTGTAGTTAATAGGAACGAACTGATCCGCAGGCATCGGCTGCGTCCACGGAGGTGTCTGAACATCGGGGATGCCGCGCACAAAGTCTTGCGGGTGGCGGGGTTCCCAATGTTCCGGGCAGACGTAATAACCCTGCCAGTGACGCTTCATGTAGGAAGCTTTACGCTTCCGTCCGCATTCGTAACAGACTACGTTCCAGTCGCCTAGGGCAAGGTGGTCTGCCCGTCCTTTTGGTGGTGTTGTCATTGGACACCTACTGCGCGAAATTGTGCGCCCTTTTCGAGGGCACGGGCCTTGCGGCGTTCTTCGATTGCACGGAAACGCTCGGGGTCGAGTGCGCGGGCCTCGGCCTTGGCTTCACGTTTGAGGCGCTTGTCACGATCAACCCAGGCTTTCTCGGAGCCGCCGAACTGGTGAAAATACAGAAGATCCCCGACGACAGGAATGTAACGGGTAGCCTTCGGGTCTCGGGAAATAATGTCATCGAACATAGCGTACGGGGGTGCAGCCATCCCTACCAGAGCTTCGGCAGGTTTCCCCGACTTCATCTTGTCGTTTTGGTAGCTAGACCAGCCGATTGTTTTCAGCATCTGTTCGGGAACTGATTGCTCAAAGTCGATTGGCTTGCCGAGTAACCAGTCCACTACCGTATTCACGGCAACTCCCGAGGCTGTCATAGCTGCTGCATACTTCGTCAGGTTAGCCACACCCTCTTTAACATGCCCTTCTTTAATCTGCTTGTATACGTCATTGCGGAGGAGATCATACTGCTTAAGCTGCCACGACTTGAGCATGTAGAGAAAGCGCCCATTCGGATTGGCGGCATAAGCCGGCGGTAACTCCGACATCGAAACCGGTTGCGACTTCGTTAGGTCTGCAAAGGTTGCGGTAAGTACGTCATCCGAAAGGTTGCCGTCACGGAGATCCTGGAGAAGCTTTGCAGTACCCTCCGGACCGAGCTTGTCCCCCCAACGGCTTACAAGTTTACGCGCACCAGACTCTGACTTAGCGAGGCTCTGGTTTTTCTTTAGCGAGGCGTTCAGGTCAAGGGTCTTCATCGACAGGTCAGCTAGGCTAAATCCCGAGGCCTTGAATGCTGTGTTGAGGAAACGAGCGGTCGTGCCCTGGTTTACAAACTCCTCCGCCAAGTGGTCCATTAGACCGAAGTCTGCGGCACGGATAGAGTTCTTGCCACGCAGCCCTTGTACCACCGCCATCATTGTGGGTTTAACGCCGTACTTGTAGAAGACCGTGCCAATATCAGAGAGCTGGCGGAAGGCGGATACCACGTCAGCGAGTAGGCCGATGTTGGCTACGTTCTTTACAGTCTGTATGCCAGAGGCGCCACTACGTTCACCCCCCACAAAACGATCACGGAGGAGTTGGTGCAGTGCGGGAACTTGGTCGGGAGTCAGACGACCTTCCCGAATCTCGCGTGACACGAGTTCACCTATCGAGGACTCCATGTCGATCTTGCCATCACGGAGTTTCAGGTCTTTTCCGAACAGGTCTGCCTTGGCAGCTTCTTTCACGGCACTGCGGAGGTATGTGTGTAGGCTTTCGATCGGGTTGGCATAGAATGGGAGAAGCTCTTCTGGAACTTCACCAATCTTGCGACCCTTCAAGAAGCCCACACCAGCGCGGCCTTGCGGCGACTTGAGATACGTGTTGATTACGTGGGAGGCTTCGAGTTCCCCGAACGCCTCACCTTTTGCAACAGCCTTACGCTCGGCTTCCGCCAGAAGCTTTGTCAGAGTTTCCTTGGCTTGGATGCCGAGTGTGTCAAGCAACCCTTCACGATTTGTTACGATACGTGGGTAGTAGTCTTCGCGCCAGTTCTTCAACAGGCCACGATCCTTGAGGTCGCGTCCGACCGTGTTGAGAATGTCGCGCACCTTGTAGTATTCGCGGGCGAGGCTAGGATTACCGATTTCACGCAAGACACCTTCCACCCCACCCTTCAGTCCTGAAAACAAAGCCGACGTGAGTTTGTTGAGCTGTTCCTTTGGGAGGCTGATTAGCTCACGCACCCAAGGGTCAGAGCCCTTCAGATGTTCATGGGCTTTTCGGAGTGTGCCAAGTTCGTAATCGAGCGCAACGCGGTCGCCAATTACTTGGCTGATGTTTCGCATTTGAGTGGAGAGAACTCCGAGTCCGCGGTCGATCTGACTGGGGATGTCGCCCTTCAACATATTGCGTGTAAGGAGTGCGCCACCGGCCCCGTACAGACTGGAGAGGAGGTCTCCCTCCTCTGCAAGTGTGTAACCTGCCAAAGCCCCTGCACCAGCAATGCCAACAGTCTTTGCCAGTTCCGGATTGAACTTCACGAGGTCTAGTGTTTCTTTCGCAGCCCGAACCGGGTTGAAAGTGTGCATCTCGAGGATGTTGCCACCGGCGGGGGCTGGAAGCTCTACAGGAACAGGCTCCATGCGAGCGGGCTCGACTAGGTCTGTACCGGTCGTCGTGGACTCTAGCGTAGGCTCGCCTTTCAGTTCGGGTGGCAGGACCTCGCCCTGAACCACACCTTCGCCGAGCGGACCGCGCATGGCCTCCTCGCGACGTGCCATCAGCTCGTCAAGCTTCTTACCAACAAGCGGATTCTTTTTCCGCACGGCGCGGACTTCTTTCAGGCTGGCGCCTTGCTGCATCAAGTCGTAGGCTATAGCCTCTGCGTTCAACTCCGCGTCTTTCATCCCACGAGTAATAGGCTGGATCGCGTCCATAACCTCGGCACGTGTGATGTCTTCGCCAGTCTTATTCTTGTACTTCCCGATGATGGAATCTATAGACTCTTCCTTCGGGATGCCAGAGCGGAGTTCTTCCGGAGAGAGCGACTTGAGGTCTAGCTTGCTCCAGGTCGAGCCGGAGGGTTTAGGCGCTTTAACCGCACCAAGACCCCGACCACCTAGAGCCAGCATGATTGTGTCAGCTATGGATGCGACATCTTCTTTCAGTATGAACCCGTTGGTAGCTTGTTCTATGTCGCCACCTTTTTCCTCGATCCATTTGCCGAGGCCTTCCACGGCTTTACCTGCGGCAGACGCTTCCGGTTGGGCCCCAAGTGCACGTGCGGCTGACTGTGCGGGGGAAGCCCAGGCTCCCATCATCTCCACAGTCTTTGCGGCTTCTTCGCGTGCTTTGGCTGCGGTCTCTTTGCGGGGGGCTCCTGAAGCTATACCAGCGACACGCTCTTTGATGTCGGACGCCACACCACCTAGCATACCACCAATCCCAAGCACCATATCGGCCAGCACCGGAATAGACTCATAGGTCTTTTTCCAGGCATCTTCGCCTACATACTTTGAAATGCCGAGTGGGTCAGTGGTTTGTTGTGCGGGCGCATTACTCGCGGGTAATACGGTCGTACTATCGAAAAGTGCCGCAGTGGAAGGGTCAAACCCACCAGAAGCGGTGGGTTGAAACATCATTGCGGTAGTTGGATCAAACGCCATTATTTACCCTTGATAGGAACCCATTGACCATTCTGGTACATTGCCTTGTTTCCGTTGGCATCTTGGTAGACTCGACCCTCAACAAACTGACCTGCTGGTGCGGCAGGCTTTGCAGCAGGGGCTGGTGCGGCAGATTGCCGTTGCTGAACTGTCAGCGATTTTGATCCAGGGATTCCAAGGAATGTTGGGGTTGAAACAGTCAGACGATCAGCGTTATCGGCCAGCGCCTGATCAAACGCATCATTGCGATCAGTGCCTTTTCGCATAAGCGTGAAAGCGTCATCTGCAATCTGCGTGGCAAAGGATTGTTTCACCGAGGCGGGCATCGTGGCGATTTCTTTAGCCGAATACCCTGCCGAGGTCAGGTAGGAATCTACCATCCCACTAGCCGTCGCAATGTCAGTCTTCGTCGGCGCCTTCATGTCACCAGCTTTGGTCAATCGAGCCTCACGATCTTGGCGCAGCGCTAGATCCCGCTCCCGCAAATCCATCATCATCTGACGCATGGCGAGATTATTCCCGGCATTCGCAGCCGCCGTATCCGCTTGCTGCTGTTTAATCTGTAACAGCATCTTATCCTTAGCAGTCATGAACTGAGTCTTTATCATACCCGCAATCCCAGGTCGATACGGCATCGACATGACCTGCTGTTCCAGTGGCGACAAGTTCGGGTTGTTAGCTACGTAGGAAGCTTTGACAGCATCCCACCCAGCCGCACTGTCCGGATACATCGTAGCCAGGCTGCCGAACTGGTCAATTTTTCCAATATCGGCTTCCATCGCTTTGTCACGTGCCTGAGCTTCATATAGTTGCCCATGAGCAATTTGCTGCCGCAGCGCTCCAGCTCTGCCAAACATCTTCTCCGCAGCGTCGGGCATACCTTGTCGAAGCGCCGTTTCTCCCGCCTTCTCCATCAGCTCTACCGGAGTGCCTTTCATCTCAGCCATGCCTTGCATGATCTGACCTAGACGCTCACGTTCTTGGAGGGCGGTCTGTTGAACCTGCACGCGACCCAGAGTCTCGAAGCCTTGCAGGGCCTCGTTCATCCCACGGAAAACAGAAGTTTGTCCGGTGTCCATATTAGTACCCCAGGCTCGACAGCATCAAGTAAGTCGGGAGGCTGCCCAGCATCGAGTTGATACCGGAGGTTTGACCTTGGATACCTGTAGCCGCGAGGTTGGCGCCAAGGTTTGCATTACCCGTACCTGCCAGACTCGACAGATTCTGCAGTTGTTGCTGGTAGAAGTTGCCGCCGTAGTTCTGCAACGCCACCATCATGTTACCTGAACCTTGATACCCCTGCGCAGCGAGAGACCGTTGAACAGCTTGCAAGCCGGCTTGATACCCTGGAATGCTCTGAATCTGCGAGGGGTTCTGCATCAACGAGTTGAGTTGTTGTGCGTATTGCGCCCGATACTGGGCCCAAGGGTCTGCTTGTTGCGCAAGGTTTTGGTAGTTCTGGGCTTGCATGTAACCGGCCAAACCGCCGCCAAGTTGGCTACCCGCCATCAGCAACGGGAGCATCGAATTGCTACCGCCACCACCGGCAGCGGTGCCGCCACCAAACCCAAGCATATTCATTAAGCCGCCTAACATTCCTGTATCTCCTGAAGTGGCGTTGATTGCGGAACTCCCGACGGAGCCTAGAGGTTGCGTGCCTGCCAAAATATCTGCGGCGGTGTTACCACCAGCGGCGACTCCAGGTGCGCTAGATCCCAAAAGAGTTCCTGCGGAATCCACGACAGGTGCGTATTGACCTGCAACAGATGTCAAGCCCTGCGGGATTGTCGAACCTTCCGCCAGAGCGGCTGACGTGGACAGATTCGGCATGGCAGACATGGCGGTTTGGGCTTGCGTCGCCCCCGTGGTTGCCGCCGTTTCTAGCGCAGGCGTTGCAGCCGTACTTCCCAAGTTCATCGTGCCGCCAGCGCCGAGCAACGACTCTGCGCCATACGCCCCACCAGCACCACCAAGCGCGCCAAAGGCTGCACCCATTCCACGGTTTTTGTAATTCGTAATTGCCCCCGTACCGGCGCCTAGAAGTGCGCCAGCCCCGAGAGCGTTCATCCCGATTGCAGACCCCAAGGGTCCGCCAAGCGCAAAGCCGACGACTGCGGGAAGTGCTGCTTGTACATATTGATTGGAGAGGACATCGCCTGCGACATCCCCTACACTTTTGGCGACATCGCCAATTTCACTGAAGCCTGGAACATCAGAAAGGCCGTTGCCAAGACCTACAGGCCCCAGTACGTTACTCCCTACCCATCCACCGCACATATTAAAGTTCCTTTATCGTATTAAATCCGGTCGTCTGAAAACCAAGTTTATTGTAGAATTTACTAACTCGAGCCATGTCACCGATTGCAGTTGATTGGCCGAGATTGACATACTTGACTTGTTTTCGACGAGCCCACGCTTCGAACTTGCGGACTAGACGAGTTGCGATGAAGCCACCGCGGTACTCAGGGATGACGTAATTCACGAGGTCTGATGCGATTCGGTCCGTGAACAACGGATGCCGGGTAACGCCGCCAATGAAAATGCCCACGGGGGCCACGCCATCACGCACCACGATACACAAAAAATCCGGGGATGTCAATATGCCCCGGACGGATGAAACCGCCGTATGTGTCGATTGTATCGTTTCCCGGATGAATCGTTCGAGTAACGCCACAACGTCTTCCAGTGGCGGATTGGTGTCATAAGATATTGCCATTAGACTATACTCGTAATGATACCGTCAGTAACAGTGATTGTTTTCTGCGGGCTGTCGGCTGATTTGAACGTACCGGTTACGCCGGCGTTCTTGGTAGCGATAGTGCCGAGGCCTGTAATCTTGGTGTACGAGAGAGACGTGAGCCAGGCGGGGTTGCTGTACGTTCCTGTCGTGAGGACGAGACTGGTATACTGCGTATACGACAGATGGTATCGTTCTGTTGTTATGCCGCCCTGGAGGTTTTGCAAACCCTGATGGTTGACTGTGGAGGTGCCGCCGGAATTGTCCGAAATGTACTGAGCAATGTCGAGAAACCAGCGCAGCCAAATCGGGTTGAATTGGCTTTTGCCGGTGACTTCATTTACCGCAACCGGGTCAGTGTAGGTTGGGGGTGGTGTGAATGTATTTGCCATTATAGCGTACCAATGTCAATCTGCATCTCGATTGCCTGAATACGGAACGGTGCATTACAACGGTGGCGGAGGTGGTAGGCCCGGCGGCGGAAACTCCCGCAGTCGGTTAACCGCGGGCGCTGCACACTCAAGTCTACGTTACGGAAGTTTGACCACGATTGGTAGTCATCGTCAGATTTGCGGACATTCAAGATTCCACCGTTAGTCTGATCAGCAATGAAGTCCATGCTCTTCAAATACTTCTTGAGGCGTGTACCCCCATCGTAGTTTGGTGTGATGATGTCCACGGAAAAAAGTTCACCTTCGTCAGTGTACGTCATGTCTTGAAAGTAGTAAACATCCCCATCCGACAGGTGCTGGAGTAAAGGCTTCTGGTCTGCGGAGAACGAGGAATCAACCAGAGGAAAATAGTTCCCGGCAGGGTCTGTCCACTGATACCAACGCTGGGAAGTCAGGTCATAAACCAGAGTTATGTTCCCGGCGGGGAGGGTCAGGCCATACCACTTGTGGCCGGAGAGTTTAACTGACCAGGACATTGCACCGTCAAAGTCAGCTTCTTCAAGCAAGCGGTCGATTGGAGGTGTGGAAACCTGTGTGGGCTTCATACCGTTCATAGACATGACGCTGCAAGAACCCGAGCGAGCCTCGGATACCCAGAACAGCGTACCCTCAATATCTTGGATTGTTTCGGGGTGGCGACAGCCGACGTTGACCTTCGACCCCTGCACGGAACCGAGAGGAGAGCCTGTCGCGTTACCGGCGTCGTAGAACATTTCCACGCTCCACTGTTTGAAGGCAACTACATACACCAGTTGCTTGGCTAGGAACACGCCACCGTCCGGTTCGATCTGGGCCTTGATGACATTGAGGGGGTCCCAGGCCAGTGGGTCGTTAATGTCGGAACCGTGGATGTTGGCAGACTCGTCCATCACATACAGGGTGCCGTCGAGGTAGGCCGAACCCTTGACGTGCGGGGAAGGAAAGTCTGTGTCGGTTATCTCGACCAGACCGTTAGTGTCGTCATACACATAACCCTTGATTCCGTTGTTAAGGAACATCTTGGGGGTTGCGCCGAGCACGGAGTTGAAAGTGTAAGCACCGTTTGTGGTGTCAACAGTCCCTGACACAGCCACGTTATTCTTGTAGAGCGTATCGCCCCAGATTGTGTAAATATCGCCTTGCCAGTTGTAGATGCCACGACCGACCTGTGCGCTACCCACGTTGCTATAGCGCTCGAGTCCAGGACGCTTGAACACCATTACGACTTCATCGGAGATTTTCTCCAGGTAAGCATTGATGAGCTTCGCATCTCGTCGGGTAGTTTCGTCACGGTTCTCGGGGCTTACAACAAGAGGTAAGCGGACAGGATTACGGTCGGGCATGGTTACACCTTAGTCAGTCATTGTTTCAAGTTTTGCGATACGCACTTCCAGCTTGGTAATGCGATTGTGTACGTCAGTTTCGATCTTATGCAGAGACTCTGCCAGAGTGTCGAGCTTGTCGTACAGTTTGTTCCCCATCCAGCCGAGTACCACGGTGAGAATGCTGAACAGTGCGGCCACCAGGGTCAGGGCCATGTTGAAAAAAGCGAGGGTATCCATAGTATTACCTGAACGAGGAGGCTGCGTAAAGACCGCGTTGGTCAGGTGCAAAGGAGGTTGGTGCGTCTTCCACATCCCAATCCTCAAGCATCATACGGTATTGTGCTGCTTTCATCTCACAGCGCTGCATGATTGCTTGGGGCTGGCCAGTTGCGAGTTCGTCCGCAAGACCCCACCGCAAGGCCATCGCCCACTCCACAGGAAAACCATCGCTGTCGGTGAGACTGACAATAGAGGAAGCCTGTGTTTCGGTGATGACGTGTGCGGTTCCGGTAGCTGCTTGTGCATCCGGGACAAGCCAGAAGTGGACGATAAGACTGTCCGCTTGCTTGTCAACGAAGTACGAGTTGAGCTGGCCGGTTTGGGTAACCTGCGACAGCCGCGTGTATTCTTCCCGAGAGAGGACTACGAGCGGACGACGAATACTGTTTTGGTCCAGGTTGTATGCCTGGATTATCCGCAACGGCTTCGTCATTACAATATCACCAGTCGGGGACATGGTGTAGGTACCTTGCCCGACGACTAACGGTATCGCAATGTCGTGGATTAGAAAGAGTTTCAACCCCTGGGTTTGCCAGAGGTTGACCAGATCGTTCAGGCGGGAAAGGCCGTCGGCAAACTGCTCTCCGTTCGGCTCGTCCCCGTCTTGGACTAGGCCCGCATCCTTGTATGCTAGGCGGATTAACCGCTGTGCAGTGTGGAAGGTTGCGGGCATTGTCATACGTCTGCCCCTTGCTTAACCAGATCAAAGTTCAGGGTAAAGACTGCGGTGCCGGTTGTGAAACCCTTGGTAGAGAGAAGAATGTCGCCAGTCTTCCCTGCGCCCGCTGGGTTGCTCATACCACCAGAGTCTTTTTCGCAGAACTCCCCCCGACCCGCGAGGGCCATGAAGGGGACATCAGTCGTAGCATCCCAATTCAGAATAACACTGATGTTATCGCTGATGGAATACTGAACCTTGTCCACACGGACCTGCTCAGGTGTGGGGCCGGTGCCGCTCATGTTGTAGTCGGAAACATTGATCGCCAGCGCATCCGTTAGGTCTGCGGTGTCGAGGATGCCTACGACTTTAACATTGACGTTACGCGCACCTTCCTGCGTAATCTCTACGTTAAACACGTTAGCCATGATCTACTCCTTATCGGGCAATTTCTTGCGCGATGAGTGCGTAGTCGATGGAAACGGTTTCAGTCGCCACAGGAGTGATGCCGAAGATTGGCGACATGACTGCGTTGGTCAGGGTCGTGCCGGTAGTGCCGATCGTCGGGGCGGCTACGCGAGCTACCACCGCATCATCAGAGAACACGATCAGATCAGTGCCGTCGTAGTAGAAGCCTACGTCAAGATACGTATCGTCCGCGCAGGTTGCGACGCCAGTCACCAGGGTTGTGGCTGTGTTGTTCACAGTCGAAACCAGGTTGAGCGAGGTCGAGCCGGCGGCCTTGACAAACATCAGACGATCGGTGGTTGCGGCAGTGCCGCCACTGACTTTGGTTACGCCGAAAGACAGGACTTGGTTGCCCGTGACAGCCGAGGCTTTGATACGATGGACAAACCAGAACTGGCGACCGGCGACAAACTGGAACGCAGCCGCGGTGCGGAAGACCGAGGATACGGTGGTCGTACCGCCGGGGGTAAGAACACCAACACCACCTACACCATCAGCCAGTGCGAACGTGGTGCTCGTACCGGTGATTGTGCGCGAGGCCGCGTTGCCCAGATCGGTAAAGTCGTTCTGGTACGAGAAGACTCCGAGGCCGGGATTCGAGCCGGTGTGGAAGGGGTCGGGAATGGGGTAGTTACCGAGCAGGCTTTGCTTTGCACGGGTGGATACACCAAAAGTATAGCGAACGGGAGAACCCATGATAAAACTCCTTTACGTTGAAAAGTCAACGCCCGAAGGCGTAAAGGTGTTGCAGGTGCCACTGTCTTACGTTCGGATTATATTTGCGATAACCCGAGCGTAAAACAGCCACCCCCGAAAGGGTGACTGCTTAACCGGATATTACGGCCCGTTGGAACCGAAGATACCACGGGGATCAGTACAACCAACACTGAAACGCATGTAGGTCGCAGCCTTAGCGTTCTTGGTATCGAAGTCATTGTCCTGATCGAACATCGGACGATCACGCCAGAACATGGTCATACCGTTCGGGCAGTTGGTCCGGACAAACCATGCGTGCGGAGCACTGAAGTAATGGTTCATCTTGATGCCCTTCGGGAAGGCATTGGTCGCGTTCAGCACGTTGATGTTGTTGTTCGCAGTGTTCGACTGGAGAACAGACTTCAAGATGCGGTTGGCGTTATACCATTCCTGGCGGGGGATGTGGAGCGACTCGGGCATGATGTTGATCAGCAGGCCACGGTCATTCTGCGTACCCATGATCTGGATGCACATGTCTTCCAGAGCAGCTTCCGACAGATCGGCCGCCGGGCTGAGGGCGTTCGAGAACGTACCCCCCGAAGCGTTGGTGTGCGTGGTAGAAACCAGCGCTTGGCCATCGCCTGTGGTGAAGTACGAAGTCGAGAACGCGTTGTTATACAGGAAGGCGCCGACGTTCTCAATCGTTTGATTGATCGAGAAAGCGTTTGCCTTGGCACGACGCATCGAGACTTCTTCGTACAGGTTATCGCGCAGCTCTTCAAAGGTTACAATGTAACCCAGCGAGTAGGCGATATGCTGGTACGTCGAGATGATGCCTTGCAGTTCCGAGTCATACGACACCGGAGCGCCCTGGCCCTTGATCGGAGCCAGACCGAAACCGGTAACTTGGACATCCTGTTCGTAGGCCTTGTCGGAATCATTCACGTCGTACAGATCCGTGTACTCGACTGCGTGCTCGTTGTAGACCTGACCCCAGATCGCGTGGACACCTGGCCACAGCAGTTTGGGGTGGGTGCTTGTGTTAATTACACCTGCCATGTTATACTCCTGTTACACGCCAGCCGTACCAGCGGCCAGTTCGTGATTGTTGATTTTGACGAGCCACTTGGCGTAGGCACCAAAAGCATTCTTTTGGCGACGCACCAGACCGAGCAAACGGACCTGGATGGTTGCGCCAGTACCTTCGCTGTCATTGGCGATCTGCCAACCCGACTGGTAACCATTGTTGGTACCAGAAACCAGGTTGGTGTTGAGGCCAACTTCAGCTGCCGTCAGCGCAGTGCCGGTGCCGATCTCCTGAACTTCGAAGATGACATTCGGATCATCCACTACCATGACGTAGTAGTTTTGCGACTTGGTGGCCGGGATGACAGTGGTGTTGAGGTTATTCGGGTCGGCCATCAGACCTTCCGAAGTACCGCAACCAACAACCACGCCACGCACTGCGTTACCGGTACCTGCGGTAGCCAGGGTTACACCCGGCACACCGTTAGCGTCGGCCGAGCCGCTCGAAGCCACAGGGTCACCGATGGCATAAGCTTTGCTGTCGGTGCTTGCGATGTAGTAGAGACGGGCTTGGCCGTTCCACGGTGCGCCGTTCAGGTACTGTGTGGGCCACAGACCTTTCGGCTGATTTACGTTCGCCATTAGGATCTCCTAGTTTTGCGAGTGAAGAGTTCTGCGACGTTCTTGCGGTGGGCTTCAGGGATGTAGCGATTTTCCGAACCATTCGGATTGCCGCCGACATCAGCGCCACCGCGAAGGGTAGTCGCAATCTGTTCGTTCCTATCTTCCAGTACCTTCTGATCTTCCTCCCACCAGTCCTGACGGATCTTCATCAGGTACAGGCGTTCGGCTTGACCAGTCGTATCGACACTGGAGCCGGCCAGGACGCTTACTCGTGAGCCCATGTCGGTGCTACCGGACGAACTTGCGTCATCAGCAAGAGCGCCATTGTTGACTGTCACTTCGTCTTGATCGACGAATTCGTAGCCCGCTTGCAGAGCGGCCTGGATACGTGCAGGGTTGCCATTCATCCAGTGGAGATGGTAGCCCGGCAGATCCGGCACCGCCAGCTTTTGCTGCGGCAGTGACATGGGGATGCGAGTGCGTTCCGCCTTCGAACCCTTTTCAAGGGACGGATTAACTTGGTTGGTTTGTTGACTCATCTTTACTCTCCGAACACCATGTTGGTGTAGTACTGGCGCCACGATTCCACATCTTTGAAGGCGCGACCTTCGCCGACCAGTTTCTTGGCTTGCTTGTCACACGCGGCTTTTGCTTCCGCGTCGAGGTCGGCGTAAGTTTTCTTAGCCGAACCTGCGCCACCACCCGAAGGGCGGGAGCCACTTACTTTAGAGGTAGACGGGCGACCGCCACCTGTACGCTCGTTCATAACATCGAGCACCTTGTCGAAGAACTCACGACCTTTCAGATCGTCGAATTCGGGGTCCGAACGCAGTTCCTGGGCAATGCCCATAGCCCGCATGGTTTTCCGCTCGTCCGTACCGAACCATGGATTTTCCTGCGTCCAGGCTTTGAAGTCCGGATGCATGGCATCGTTCTGCGGTTCCTGCGGCTTGGGGGCTTGTTGACGGGGAGCTGCGGCTGCGGCATCGAGAGCCTTTTGCTGTGCTTTCACATCAGCAAGTTGGTCCGTCAATTCCACTTCACGAGCCACATCGCCATCTTCCTTGGCGGCTTTCAACTCTTGCAGCAAATCGCGTCGAGCTTTTTCGACAGCGGCCTTCGTATTATCCATGTGGACTTTTTGAAGTTCACCGATCGACTCTTGCGAGGCAGCGAAGAGTTGCTGGAGTCTGGCAGTCTCGCCGCGAAGGCGATCGACTTCACTTTCCAGACGCTTGTTGTTTGCCTTCAGAATGGGCATGACCGTGTGGCCGCGCTCGACGAAGGTTTCAGCATCGACCCAGCGGGACTGGTCGCCCTTGAAATGCTCTTGCGGAACCCAGCCTAGGGCACGGGCTTCTTGCTCGATGTTATCACTCATGTTCATTACTCTCGGTTAATTGGCAGAAGATGTCACGGTCATTAACAAGGCGGTAGCGCTTGCCGTCCAAAGGACCAAGGGCCATGTAACCGGACATTTTGGAAATGAGGACTTTGTCCCCAACCTTGGCGCGCGGAGGTTCGTCGGGCCAGCAGGCCTCCCCGATCTCCACGATAACAGCACGTTGCTCCACCATGAGGGTTTTATCCTTCACGAGGTCGGGCATTACGATCAGGGAGTCAACCTTTTCCGGTTCGTAATGTTCGACTAGGACGGCGCGTCCAAGCGGTTTCAGGCCACTCTTATTCATCGTCGAATGCTCCAAGGATTTGGTCATAGTCGAGGTCCAGGATTTTCTCTGCGGTTTGGACTGCGCCGATTGCTTTCGCGTTCAGGATAGTCGTGCCGTATTGTTCCAGATTAGTAAAGGCCCCCGCTGCCCATTGATTCTGTAGGGCCAGCTTCTCGGCCCGTAACAGCTTGAATAAGGCTTGCGTCGCCGGGTGCTCCAGCCAGTCCTGGAATTCCTGTTCCGTCGGTAGACGGTTTGCTTGTTGGCTCATTTTGTTTCTCCATTGCTTTCAACATTAACTCCACGCGACTCCGGAGGGAATCGTCGTGGGCCTTGAGGGCGCCGATCGCAGTTTGGAATGCCGCAATCTCTTGCCCACGGTTTACTCCGCCAGCTTCCGCGAGGAGTTTGGCGGACTTCGCTTCGAGCTCCAGGATTTTCGCCGTGTTCAAGCGGCGTTCTTCCATCATCTCTAATGCGAATTTCTGCATGTCAGCTTGCAGTTCGGCTTGTCGCCATTGCAGCTTCATTTGCTCGATCTGGACCTTCGGAGGTGGGCCAGATGGAATCTTGTCGGGGCCTGGGTAGAGGACTTCGGCGCCATCCACACGGAGCGCACGGAGGAGGTTGCGCTCGACGGCTGCCACGTCATACCCAGGCGTAGCCATTGCTTGTTGCTTGATCGTAAAGGCTTGCTGCACCATCTGTGATTCCGAAGTGATGTTCGGATCTGCGACAGGGACAATGCGGCTTTCCGAACCAACATAGTCTTCCCGGAGAATCTTGGTGGAGGCTTCGCCAAATTTTGTTGAGTTGGGTAGATAAACTTGGTTGAGGAGATACAGCTTCTCGAACTCATGCTTCATCGAACGCCAGATGCGCTTGTAGATAGCATTGAAAAGTTTGAGGCCCTGTTCCAGCATAGCCTGCGTGGTTTGCGCGGGAGTGTTCTGGCCTGGATTTTCCCCCATCATGGTGTCGGTTGTGCCAGCCACACGATTGGTATACGAAATCAAGAGGGAGAGGAGGTTGAACAGAACTGCCGAGGGCTCGCGGGTAGGGAGCGGGAAGATGGACTTGCGCAGGTCGTCGCCCGTGCTGTCAACACGCTTCCACTCGAGAGGAGCGAAGGTGTAAACACCGCCTCGGATCTTAGCCCCGCGTCCAAGGAAGCCGCCAGCAGAATTCGACATCGTACCTGCATCAATAAGTTGGTTGAGCAGGGAATTGACCGATTCGTTGAGGGGGCCGAGGAGGACTCCGAAGCCGATGTCATAGATGCCGCCATCCGGGGAGGGGATGAAACCGTACTTGGTGAAGTATTCCACCGGACGGATGCGAACAATGCGACCATAGCTGTTTTTCTCGACGGCTTTCATGGAGTCAAAACGTGTGACAATGCGCACAACGCATTTTGAGCTGGCTTCAATCGTCACAATGTAGGGTTCGCGGTAGCCGTCACCGTCCAAGTCAATCAGGCAGTGCTGCTCTAGGAAAGTGTACGGGGTATCTTCGTCACTCTGGGGGATGTTCTGGCCGTGGCGGAGATCTTCCTTTGCAGTAGCTGGTGTTTGAAGTGGCTGTGCCACGTCACGATACCAGCCTTCTGAGGACACATCCCGATAGATGCCGGAGTGGATACCGGAGTGGATTTCGTTCCGTGACGTTGGTATAATGTGAGTTTTGCGCGAGCACCCTTCCACACTTTTAGCGTAGTAGTCGAGGACTAAGTCCTGGGCAAGCACGAGTTCGGACACATTATGACCAACTTCGCCGGAATAATAGGTTTTGGTGAAAGCGCAGCCCACGATAGGGACGTTAATGAGGAGGCGATCGTGCTGCTCTTCCCACGAAATGTCCTCTTCGAGGAGCTGATAGGACATGTGGCGACCAATGCGGTCAGCTCGGAGGGTTTCTTCGCCAGTTGGGTCATCCCCTACCACACGACACTTGACCAAATCAGGTGTATTGATGATAGTGGGGTAGGCACGGGAGTGGAATTGCAGCGTAGCAATGGTGATCAAGGGGAAAGCTACGTTAGAACAACCCGCCCAAGGGAAGTTTTTGTCCTTTTGCAGCTGCATAGCCAGGTCCATTGCGGCCTGTGTGCGGCGTTCCCACTTTTCGCGTGAGGTGCGATCCTTGTTATAGCCATCCCACACCCAGTTTCCAAGGGCTGTAAGGTCCCGATCGGTAAGTTTGTCCGTCAGGTTGGGATCTAGGACGATTTTATCGTCGAGCTTGATGCGTGATTCCAGGTTTAGCATATCAATATCCGGTAACTGACGAACGACCCACCATCTTACGCGGGTCGGCAGCCATCATTTCAAGTTCATCATCGTCGTAAAAGTCGTCTTCGGAAACTTCAGCCGTGAGTTCGAGGCCCTTGATTAGCAGGGCGGATGAATCAAACTGGTCATCTGCCACGGCATCAGAGGTGCCGGTGAAGCGGAGGAGTTCAGCTTCATACGCAGGATACCAAGTGGCGTCCTTGTTGAAGCGGCAACCGCCAGCACGCATACGCTTCTGGAAAGGCCGGCCCCGAGTGGCCTTGTCTTTGGTAGGGTTGATTGGTTGGCAGTTCAGCCATAGGTCCCTAGCACGCATTTCGTTGTAGAGAGTGGGGGCGATTGCTTTCCAAATGACGCCATCTTCGACGAAAAACACGTCAGGGGACCAACGCTTCTGGATGTCAAACATCACGTTGATCCACTCAAGTGTATCCCAGCGACCTGCATACTGGTCCAGGATATGGACTAGGTTACGGAGGTCCTTACCCCCGACTGTAAAGGAGGTACGGTTGGCTTTGTCCGCCTTGGAAACGGCGAAGTCACAACCGACATAGACGATCTTGGAGACTTCCTTGTCTTCCATATCCATAGGGATGAAATCATCTTTACGGAGGAAAGCTTCGGAATTGTCGAAAGGGTCGTTAAGGTATTCTTGAGAGTACCCAGAGGCATCCCCATCGTCAATAAAGGCCTGGCGAATGGACATCAAACGGGAGACTGGAAACTGCTCGGGCCACAGGATTTCCGTGAAGTCGTCAAACCCGGCGTGGGCCTTGAACAGACGAGTCTTCCACACACTCGATTTCATCAAGCGGGTGAGGAGGGCATCTTCATGGAGAATTGTTCCGTGCATCCGGACTTTACCACCACGACGACGGCAGGGAAGAAGAGCGCGGTAGAACCAGCGACGAAACTTGGCGCGACGATCTGCATTTTCAACCTGTTCGTCCTCTTCCAAGTCGTCACAAATAATCAGGCCCGGGCGCTTACCGTTCCATTTCAGGCCGCGCATCTTTTGGCCCGAGCCTTTAGCGATAAAACGGCACTGGTGGCCGTCCTTAAAGTCCACCACGATGTCCGTCTTCGCGTCGGTACTCAATCCCTTTATGTTGAACTCTCGGATAAGATCTTCATTTTCGCGGAGTTCCTTCGCGATGTCAGCGAGGTGCCCGATAGCGAGATCTTCCGTGGCGGAGACGACGATGATATAGTCTTGAATACGGAAGAGGGCATTAGCCAGTCCGTAATCGTGCGTAAGGGCGGTGCTTTTCGCGTGCTCACGCGGCGCGGCGATCGCTGCGAGTTCGGCGTCCGAACAGTAGATTTGCCAGCAGTCACGATGTAATTGGGGTGTGGGCTGAGGGTTGTCGTACAGCGGCGAGAGAAACGTTCCAGCGAACGCCTCCACTAGTTCCGCAGTAAGTTCAACCTTTTCAGCCATGATTAGACAGGGTTTGTCAGGGTGGGGAGGTAGCCGACTAATTGCAGTGTTTGTCCGGCTGACGTGATGGCAGTGCAGACCAGTTTGTATATAGTGCCTGCTACCCCGCCCGTGATGTTTTGGGAGACGATTGTGCCGGAGGCTGTTGCGGCTCCCGAGATGATACTGGAGGGGGAGGGGTCAACACCGGAGTAGACTGTTGCGGCAACCGACTGGCTGGAAATTGTTTCGTTCGTAGCCAAGCGCGAGATGAAATCAAAGTGGTACGTTTGAGTTTCACCAAGCTGCTTTGGCTGAAGGAGAACCATGCTCATTTTTTGGACTTCTTCGGAATCTTCGCGCCGGACTTGCGAGCGGTGGAAAGGGCAATCGCCACGGCTTGCTTTGGAGGACGGCCAGCCGTAATCTCGCGGCGAATGTTGCCGGAGATTGTCTTCTTGGAAGTTCCCTTCTTGAGAGGCATGGTGTGTCCTTATGCTACGGTGAGTTGCGCGCTGAGCGCGCTTAAAACCATCGGAGGAAAATCAAGCGCCGAAGGCGGAAGGTCAAAGGTGAGAGGATTCGCCAAAGTGTTAGGTGCTGAACCGTGGGGGCGGTCTTCAGAAAAAGGCAATAGGTTTATTGGCTGCCGTGCCCAATCCCGCCTCCAACGGTTCGTGACCGCCGGGAGGTTCCCTGGGTCAAACCCCAGCCATTTGGGCGCGTTGGCGCACAGGCTCTGCGGGCGTCGGGGCGAACTGCTCGGTCAGCGGATTGGTGCTGGCGAGGTTACGCGGCTTGAGGGTTTGCGAGGGGGCCGGACGCGGAAAGGACTGCGACTGGCTGGGCTTCGATGATTTGGCCATCGGTGACATCTCCTTGGATGCGGGTGCGTGACTGGAGGGCGAGCAGGCGGGAGGCCAGCTTGTCGAGGTGATCGGTAGGGACGGCGACCGGCGGGGGAGGGGCATTGCCCCCGAGCCCGAGGGCCTTGGCGCCCAGCTCTGCCGCCCGCAGGGCCAGGGCGTCGGGCACTACACTCGAAGGGGCGGAGAGCTTGTCGGCCAGGACTTCGAGGGAGCGGGTGACCACCGAGCGGAAGCGTTCCTCAAGGGTCGCTCGGATCGCGGGGTCAACCAGCTCGGCCTTACGGGCGGCGAGTCTTTCCTTAAAAGCATCGGACGACATGACCAGGGAGACCCAGGCCGGGGTATACCCGAAGATCTCCGCGATGCGGTTCTGGCTGATAGAGGGGTCTTCCACAATCAGATCAATCATCCCGTCGTGGGAGTACCGGACCTTCGCAATCGCCTTGCCTTCCTGGTACTTGTAGGCGGCAGGGCGGGTGGCCACATGCGCGGCGACTTCCTCGGCGGAATCGTCAGGCTGGCGGATAAGGTCGTTCAGGTCGTCCATGCGGTGCATTGTAATGGGAGGGGGCGGGTTTGTCAAGCGGGGCCGTTGGGAGGGTTGTATGTGCGTGCGGGTTATGCTCGGATAATACGTTCGTGATATAAAAAATTGCTGCAAAATAGGGAGAGGCCCTATCGAAAATTTTGAAGGAAAAAATTTGCCCCCCACCCCCCTCGCGCACGGGGAACGGAGGCACGGCCAGCGCAGGCAGGTCTGGTCGCGCAGGGGGTTGGTTTGGGTTGGTGGCGGATGGAAGGGTTGGAATCCCTTGGTACGGTTGGGGATTGGGTTGGCACGGTTTGTGCTACGCGCAGGCGCGGGCGTACACGCACGGGCGCACGGGCGCACGCGATATTCTTTCTAGCAGCCCCACGATAGGGCAGGGCTATGGGATGGCACGGCAGCGATTAGAATATATTTCGCACGAACCGCTTGACATCCACTCCACCCCCACCTATACTGGCATCATGCGTAGGACGGATTGGCCGGACGCGCACACAACGGAGGCTCAATTATGGACACAGCAACACTTGCAGGGGTTATCATCCTAGCTTGCATCGGCGCGGCAGGGCTGGTATCATATTGGATTGACGGAGAGTAATGCGCGGCGAGCGCCTGCCCCCGCGGGCGTTCCTCGGGCAATACCGCCCACGGCCACACGGCCACTAACTCAAAGAGGCTCAATCATGAAATCGAATAGTGTAATCAACACCACAATCAACGCCGCAGAGAATACCATCACGTTTGACGTGCGGGGCGCGGGCAGCGTAACCCTCAACATGGCGAAACTGTCGGAGGCGAACCTTGCCTACGCCGCCCTCCACGGGATGAAGCAAAGGGTGAGTGATGCCGCCGCAATCAGCCGCAACCCCGACAACGGCCAGCCGGCCACGCCGCAGGACAAACTCGACGCGATGGCCGCGCTGGTCGCGCACTACGAGTCCGGCGGGGATGAATGGAGCGTCCGCAAGGCAACCGGCGGCGCGGGCACGAAACCTTCCGGCCTGACCCTTCGCGCACTCGCCCAGGTCCAGGGCCTCCCGCTCGCCGAGATGCGGGCGCGGGTTGACGGGCTGGCCGAGCGCAAGGGTCTGACCCCCGCCGCCGTGTTGCGTGAGCTGGCGAAGGCCCCCGCCGTGGCACGTGTCATTGCGGAGATGAAGGCCACGAGCGCGCCGGACGCGGACGGGTTGTTAGGCGAGCTGGTTTAACGGGCGGGAAACGGGCGGGGTGAAACGGGGGTGTTGAATGCCCGCGTGGATGCCCCGCCAACCGCACGTAATCGCGCCGTGCGGGGCGAACGGGCGCGGGGTAATGGGTATGTATGGGCGGGCATGTTGGCACGTCACAAGTCTTGGTTGACAAACATACACATATACATATAATACACAACATACACATCATTCGAGGGGTTCAGTAAAGAGAATTTCCCCTAAAGTAGTTAGTGTCTTTTTTTTTTTTCTCTTTACAACTTAGGACAGATTCGGAAAAAATTTCGTTTACCGAACCACCCGTATGATGAGTATGTGTATGTGTATGTGTATGTATGTCACACCAACCAAAGAAAGGAATCGACATGAAGTCGCGAAGCACGCCAGACACCATCCAGTCAGGCTGGTCAAAGGATAAGGCGGGGTATGAGAAAGCCCTGTGGGTTAACTATAGGCTGACGAAAGAGGCCTACGAGGCGATCTGGGATAGACAGCAGGGGAGGTGCGTGGGGTGCGTGGGGGAGTTGGCGCACCCACTTGATGCAGGGAAGGGGGACGGGTTTAAGGCTCTGCCAGATTGGGATGATGATACGCCGAGGCCTTCGTCGGAAACGACGAAGGGGGTGGGGTACACGCGGGGGCTGGTCTGCCAGAAGTGTAAAACGCTGCTGGGGGAACTGGAAGGGAATCTGGATGTTATGGATAGGTTGAGGAGTTATTTGCGGGAGAATGGGAAATGAGTTTTCAGGGACGAAATACGAAAGCAGCGAAGCTGACGATAACGGAAGTTCGGGAGATGCGGGAGCGGTATGCGGAAGGCTGGACGCAAGGGCGGCTGTCGGCGGAGTATGGAATAGGGATTATTCAGGTCGGACGGATTGTGCGGGGAGAGTGCTGGAAGGATGGCGCACCACAGCGGAAGCCGCAAGAAGTGAGCCGAGAGAGCCTGGAAAAACTGGCCGAAATGTCCAAGATGATAAAGGAAGGGACGTTGAAGCCAGAACGGGTGCGGGGAAGGTTTGGGGTGGTGGAGGATGTGCCCGAGGCGGGGAGGGAGCTGCCTCCAGGAGAGTACGGGGAGCGGGGAGAAGGTGAGAGGCCGGAAGATGTGATGCGGCAGGTTATGGCGGAAAGGAGTGGGGAATGAAAGGCTGGTGGGATAAGCTCCCGCAATGGGCGCAAGAGTGGGTAGGGATTGTGGCGCTTCTCGGGGTGTTGGTCTGGATGAGCTGGAGGGATGGACTGTGAAGGGTGCAGGAAGGGGGCCAGGCGGTCTGCGGGCTTGGTGGTACAGAAGGTGGGTACTCGATCGGGATAACCTGTATACGGAGATTCTGGTTGGGGTGATTGTGGTTGTAGGGATTGTGGAACTTTTGATAGGAGTATGGAAATGAATAAGCTGAATGATGGTGACATGGTGTATCATGTTGGAACGGGCTTTGTCGGTCGGGTGCAGGATGCCACGGCAAGCGGAGCGTTCGGGCGTCTGCGGTGTGCGGGGAATGTGCTGTTCTCGGTGAGGGCGGCGGAGTGTGAGGTGGAAGGGTACGAACCCGACGCACTGGAGGTGCTGATGCAAGAGGTCTGGGTGGCACCGATGCGACAGGCGGCACTGCATATTCCAGGGCAATACTCGTGGTGCGAGCGGAAGTGAAGCGCTGGCGGAGGTTCGCCAGCTGGATGAAGGCCTACACGGAATGTCTTGTGGAAGGTCGGGATGTGAGCCTCGCGCCGACGGTCTGGCAGGCACTCTGGCACACGGGAACGGGTGTCGGGATTAAACAAGGAGAATTGCTGTGAAAAAACATTCGATACGAGAAATTGAGCAAGCGGCAGAGCTGGACGAAGGGTTTTGTCTGGACTGCGGGCATCGGCAGGAGATGCCGGATTTGGAAGGGACCCTCCAGACGGTCGCACAGTGTGAACAGTGCTGGGAGTTCTGCGTGATCGCGGCGGAAGAGGTGCTGGAAAACCTGGAAATCGTGGATCTGGAAGGGGAGGGCGCGGAATGACGATGACAAAGAAGGACTATGTGCAGATGGCCGTGGTGTTGGCCTCGGAACCGCCGATGATTCGGGCAAGGCTGGGGGTGAAACTCGGCGTGGTCTTTGCCCGTGGGAATGAGAGGTTTCGAGTGGATGCCTGGGTTGAGGCTCTCGGCCTGTCGGAAGGGGTGGCCCGAGAGGTGGTGGAAAAAATTGAATGTCTTAGTTGACAAACGGCACGGGGATGGGTATATTGTCAATTCCCGTGCCAATTATCACGGAATAACCCGCACCGAAAACAGGTGCATCATCGGAGGCTCACCATGTACGACAAAACCGAAATTATCACGAGCAAGCTTAACCCGCTCATTAAGCAACTTCACGAACTTGCGACTGCCGAAGGTGTGCAGATCCTGATCGTCGCCCAGACAGTGTTTGAGGATACGGAAAAAGAAGTGTCGCAAGGCTTCTCACTGTCGCAGAACCTAGTGGACGGGGTGAAGTCGCCGCAGTTCCTGATTGCCTCCAGTCTGTTCACGCAAGCGGACCGAGCAGAGGAAGTGCTTGAAGGGCTGAAGCTGGTCCGCGCTTACGAAAAGTTCAAAGCGGACTTCATATTCGCCTCAACCCCCGCTGCCGGGGAAGCGTAAAGCACCCTTCAAGGGCATCCTCGCGGGTGTCCTTGTGGGAGGGCTTTCCTCCACGGGAGTTAGATCAATCGCCCGAAAGGATGATCGTATATTCAGGAGTCTCAAATGAGCGAAGTTGAAAACAAAAAGGTAGCTACGGTTGTGGAACAAGTCAGCATGACTGATGGCCGCTCGGTTGGTTTCGCAGGCAAGCGCAAACTGATCAAGGAAGTGGTCCTGGGCGACGGTGTTGTGAGCGTCCGCTTTGATTTCCGCAATGGCGAAGTCCGTACCTTCACCGTGCCGAACGAACTGCTGCTGCAATTCGCTGGCCACGGCGCAAGCCAGAAGATTGGCGACGAAACTGCCGGTATCGCAGAAGTCGAAGACATGGTTGTGGCTGTGGAAGAAATCACGGCTCGCCTGTCGCGTGGTGAGTGGGGCGTGACCCGTCAAGCTGGCGACTCGTTCTCGGGCGCTTCGGTGGTTATCCGTGCGATCTGCGAAGTCACCGGCAAGTCGGTCCAGGAGGTCAAAGACTTCCTGCAAGCCAAGCTGGACAAGGCACAAGCCGCAGGCGAGAAACTCACCCGCGCAGCCCTGTACGCTTCGTTCCGCAACCCGACGAGCAAGACCGGTCAAGTCATCGAGCGCCTGGAGCGCGAGAAGAAGTCGAAGACCGCCGTCAACGCCGACGATCTGCTGGGCGAACTGGCCTAAGCCAAGCCGAGGGGCGGGGGCGATCCTCCCATTCCTTGCTTGACAGACCCACGGGGGTAGGGTATAGTACCCCCACGAATTCAGCCCCCACGCGGGGGAACCGGCGAGCAGAATTGAGCCTCCACTCGTCGGGGGTACAGGGGAGAGGGGGCAAGGGAAGCTCCGGTGCTTTCGCCACCCTCTCCAACTGACCTTTCCGAGGTTCACCGACTGCGGGGCGGTATTCCCGCGAGGCTCACAACATGAAACCGCAAGACATTCGGGATGTTCCCGACCAAGCATTAAACCCCCCAGAGCAGCGATGGTTTGACCACGATGTGCTCTGGTGCCGGGATTGCCAGGATTGGGTAGCGCCTGAGGCGGACGGCTCCTGCCCCCTTTGCACACGAGAAGACCTAGCCGACGCCCCCTCACCTTTCGAGCCGGATGGCTTCCTGGAGGACTGACCATGAATATCTTTATTCTGGACGAAGATCCCGCGGTCGCCGCGCAGTATCAGTGCGACAAGCACGTAGTCAAGATGGTGCTGGAAACGGCCCAGATCCTCTCGACGGTGAACGGGGGTCCGTATAAACCTACACATGCAAACCATCCGTGCGTGAAGTGGGCGGGTGCAGCCCGAGACAACTATGACTGGCTCGTCAGGCACGGCAAGGCCCTGAGTCAAGAGTACGCCGAGCGGTACGGGAGAATTCACAAGTCCACGCATGTGATCTACATGCTGGAGGAGCCTCACATCACCCTGCCGACAGGTCAAACCGAGTTCGTCCAGTGTATGCCCGAGCACTTCCAAGGCCTCGACCCGGTCCGAGCGTATCGGAGATACTATCACTCCAAGATGTTCGCCCAATGGGAGCGCGGGCGGGTCGAACCCTGGTGGTGGAAACTGGAGGACGCAGCATGAGCAGCGCACGGAAGTACACGGCGGAAGACTTCCTCGAGTACGAGAACCAAGTCCGCCACTGGATGCACCGCCTGGGCCTAGAGCGGAGCTGGTACATTGAGTGTGAGCAGCGGCAACTCAGCGAGGCAAGCCACGCCCGCGTCAGCTATAATACGGCAAACAGAAACGCTACATTCGGGCTGTCCCTCAACGTCGAAGCGGGTATCGGGGCCGACGCCACGGTAGAGGAACTCGCCCTTCACGAAGTCCTCCACGTTCTGCTGGCTGATCTGGTCGCGACACTCGTGGAGACGAAGTCAGACGAATCCCCCTCTGCGATTGCGCGGGAGCACGAGCTCCTCTGTCGGCTCGAGCGGGTGTTGCTCGAGCAGGGGGAGGGGACGTGAAACAGTGGGGATGCTGGAATACTCCCCGGAAAGCCGGGTATGTAGTCCAGGTTCGTCGATACGATTCGATCGGGCATTTTAAGATGGAGCTTGACTGGATTGAAGATCGGGGAAGCCAGGGCTGTGGGTACGATTTGGCAACGAGCGATCCACACTGTGCGGGGTGCGCGAAACATACTAAACTTAAGGAGATGGAAAATGTTTGAAATTGGGAAGAGTTACAGAATGGTAGATGGAAGTGTGGGGACACTTAAGAATTATAATCACTCGACAGGCACCGTATTCCCGCTTGTGGGGTCTTTCACGGACAGAAGCGGGAGCGTAATCGAGGCAAGCTGGCGAGCGGACGGGGGATTCCAGTACACTGGAAGCAGCTCCCTTGACCTGATGCCAGTGGAGGTGGACGCGCCGACTGTGGAGGAGGGCCACGACCCAGTGAGCAACCCCTCGCACTACACCTCCCACCCTTCCGGAATCGAGTGTATCCAGGTCACGGAACACATGGGCTTCTGCCTGGGGAACGCCGTGAAGTATATCTGGCGGGCCGATCTCAAGGCGGATGCGATCGAAGACCTTCGCAAGGCTCGGTGGTATATTGACAGGGAACTGGAAAAGCGGGGTGCGAAATGACTGACAGAGAACTATTAGAACTGGCTGCGAAGGCGGCTGGTATTGAGTTTTATTTTTGTAGACCAGACCTAGGCGGATGTCAAATTCGTAAAGGACTAACTTTTGGTTGGTGGAACCCACTAACCGATGACGGCGATGCGCTGCGTCTGGCGGTGAAGTTGCATATCGGTCTCGGGGTTGAATCGTATGTGGTTAACGCGTACACAAGACTTTGGGATACAGCGGACGTAGTGGAATACACAAACGCTGATTTCTCCGTGCAAGAAGCAACTCGCCGCGCCATTGTCCGCGCTGCGGCAGAGATTGGAAAGGGAATGAAATGATTACACTAACCACAGAACAGGCACAGCAGATTGAGGAAGCGCTGAGTGGCTGGACAGGATCATTGGACGAGCAGGCTGTGGTCAAAATCGACGAAGCCCTAGCCACCATCCGTGCAGCGAGAGCGCAGGAGCGAGCAGAGCAAGAACTTGTCGATGGTTTGAATACCGCGTTAGAAGCATTGGTTTATCACACAGAGCAGACAAGACCTATCCACAAAACAAACGAAGCTATTTCTCAAATTAAAAAGCTGTTAACACAAGGAGAGGCGACATGAAACACGTTAACCCATTCAAGCACACAACCGCTGAAGACTACGAGCACTTTCTGTCCTATATGTGGGCATCCGGCGCACGTCATAATGCTTTATTGTGTAAAGCCTATTTCGATGGTGCCGACGCTCCACACGAAGAGTACGAGGCTTATATGACAGCACACCCCGAGCAAGCAGAGCATGAGCCGGTGGCATATTTAGTGACTGGCCCGTATGAAAAACACGCATTTGCAGATAGTGATTCAGCAGAAGCGTATTGCAGGGGATTAAACAAAGGATTTGGTGATGCTGCTTATTCTGTATCCCCACTCTACGCCGCCCCTGTGCAGCAAGCAGAGCAAGAGCCGGTGGCGTTTGCCGATAAATACGGAAACGTGATGAAGGCTAAAGAAAAGCTGGCCAGCACTAACGTCATGACAAACAGGTATGACCGACCACTGTACGAAAAAGTGGGTTTCGATGCCGACTTGTATTCGGTGGCTGGG